ACAGCGGTAACTATTACGAATGGCGGGCTGTACTATACGGCTGGCGGATCTTTGTCAGCTTCCGCCACAAATATTGGTGGAACAGGTTCTGGCTTTTCAGTGTTAATTAGTACTGTAACTAATTCTGATGGACGGTCATGGCTGGGAGACAACTTTGACACAGTGTTGTTGTATGGCTCGTTGCTTGAAGCTTATACCTACATGAAGGGTGAAGCCGACATGATGGCGCTGTACAACCAGAAGTTCATGGAAGCTCTTGCGTTGGCTAAGCGTTTGGGTGATGGTATGGAGCGTCAAGACGCTTACCGTTCTGGTCAATTTAGACAGGCGGTGACCTGATGGCATTCACGGGAAACTTTTCCTGCAATACGTTGCGAACTGGGTTGATCAACGGTACGTTGAACTTTGCAACGGATACGTTCTATTTGGCGTTGTATACAAACTCGGCCTCATTAAACCAACTGACTACGGCATACACCTCGGATGGTGAGGCTTCTGGCGGCAACTATGTGGCTGGAGGGTTGGTAGTAACGGCAACGGTTAATACTGCGTTAGGTACGAGTGGCAGCACTATCTATGTTAATTTCTCAAGCCCAACTTGGACAGGCGCAATCACGGCTCGTGGAGCTTTGATTTACAAAGCTGGCGCAAACGGCGCTGTTTGTGTTTTGGACTTTGGCAGCGATAAAATATCAACCAGCACTTTCCCTGTAACGATGCCTGCTAACACCAGCACGTCCGCACTCATTCGACTTGTATAAGGAAAAAATATGGCACTTGTAAATACAACCAAAGGCGAAATGGATGAATCTTTGCTTGAAAAGAAAGAAGGTTCAGTCGATAATGATAACGAATACACAACTTGGCTTGAGTATTGGTTAGATGGAGAACTTGTCCACCGTTCGGCGCATGTTCAGTTAAAGAAAACGCCCCCAATTGCTGCTGAAGCAGCGTCTCTTACATAAGGAAACATCATGGCAAATACCCAAGCAATGTGTACTTCGTTTCTAGGCGAAATTCTCACTGCCACACACAATTTTGGAACTGCTCCTCTTCGCGCAGTTACAACCCCCGACGTTTTTAAAGCAGCTTTGTATTTAACTACCGCAACGATAAACGCGAACACTACAGCATACAGCGCTACCAATGAGGTGTCGGGTACTAACTATACTGCTGGCGGCGTAACGATTACAGGCTCACCTGCATGGAATGCCCCAACAGCAACTAATAGCTCTGCAACCGCTGGCACTGCATTTACGACACCTACGGCTTCGATCACGTACACAACCGTGACTTTGGCGACGGCGTTTGACTCAGTGTTGATTTATAACTCTACTCAGAGTAATAAAGCTGTCAGCGTACACACCTTCGGCTCTCAAACAATCACTGCTGGTACGTTTACATTGACTATGCCTGCTAACACCACTGCTGCTGCATTGTTGCGTATCGCTACAACCTAAGGGTAGTGTATGGCTCTCGGGTGGGGCGATAATACGTGGGGTGACTATGGTTGGGGCGGCGCAATCCCTGTTACGGGCAATGCGGCTGTTTCGACTGTTGGCACGGCCACGCCTATCGTTTCTGTAGCGATTACGGGTGTAAACGCTTCGGGGGCAGTTGGTACAGTTGTTCAGAGTCAGTTAGTCGCAGAGACTGGTAATTCAGCAACCGCGTCGGTTGGTACGGTTGGAGCGGCCTCTGTTACGCTTGCTTTGACAGGTGTCAGTGCAACAGGTTTAGTTGGATTCGGCTGGGGCCAAGGGGCTTGGGGCGATAATCCGTGGGGTGGCTCTAGTCTAGGTTTTGCTGAGGAATACAGCGGTGCGGGCGTTAGTGCTGTTGGCTCTGTAGGTAACGTCGGTGTTGCTGAGCGCTCCATTGCTATAACAGGTGTTAGCGCTTCCGGTGTAGCGGGCACAGTGGTTAGCCTAAATGCTATGGCGCTGACAAGCGTCGTGAGTGCGGGCAGTGTAGGTACGGTTGCGGTTACAAGTACTCTTGGTTTAACGGGCAATGAGGCTTTTGGTCAAGTAAACCAAATTATTGTGCCGCTAAACTCCAACCAAGCGTTGGCTTCTGTTGGGACTGTAGCGCCTGTAATAACCGTAGAATTGACCGGCATATCTGCTTCAGGCGCTTTAGGGACTATGGGGTTGATCAGGACACATAGTCTGACAGGTAATTCGGCAAGAGGCAGTACTGGAGATGTGGTAGCTGTTTACTGGAAATTAATTGATGACAATCAGTCAACAGTTTGGCAAAATATAAACACTTCGTAAGGAACGGACATGGCAGCAACAACAACTCTTTTGAGCTTGGTCACTCCCACACAGGGTACGCTCTCTGGTACGTGGGGCGATACAGTCAATTACGGTATTTCTGACTACCTTGACATTGCCATTGCGGGCACATTGTCTTTTGCAGGTGATGGGGCTATCACACTAGCAAACACCGTAGGTAGCGCGTCAGGAAACGCAATAACTTCTACCACAGCCCAGTACATGGTGATACGTATCACCGGCACACAAACTGTTACCAAGGTTATTACAGGCCCAAGCTACAGCAAGCTGTACATGGTGGATCACGCGGGTGCTACCAGCGCGGTAACGTTTAAAGCTGCCGGTCAAACAGGTGTCTCTGTCGCTGTAGGTGAGAAGTGTTTTGTCTACTACAATGGCACAGACTACGTAAAGGTTTCATCCACAGTACCTGTTTCTACTGTGCCAATTTCAAGCGGCGGTACAGGACAAACAACACAGACAGCAGCGTTTGATGCGCTGGCTCCCACGACAACCCAAGGCGACATTAGTTACTACAATGGCACAGATAACGTGCGGTTGGGTATTGGCACTGCGGGTCAGGCATTGATTGTAAATAGTGGAGCTACAGCACCTCAATGGGGTTCTGCGGGCGTTTCAACAGGCAAATCTATCGCAATGGCGATGGTCTTTGGATTCTAAGGAGAAATCATGGCAAACCCGAATATCGTAAACGTAACGACCATTCTTGGTACGACGACATACTTCGCCCCCACAGGCACAACCGCTGTAGTGCTTGTACCCAACGCCGCCGCATCTGGTCTGGTCTTTAAGATCAATCAGATCGTGGTTGCTAATACTACAGCTACTGCGGCTAACGCTACGGTGTCAATCTACACCAACGGCGCTCAGGCTCAAGGCTCTGCCCCTTCAAGCGGTACGGCCTACCCCATTATCTCCACAGTGTCTGTCCCCGGCAACGCTTCGCTGATTGCAGTTGACAAGACCACAGCCATCTATTTGATGGAAGGCACTTCAATCACAATTACTTCTGGCACAGCTAATTCGCTGACCTTCAGTATCTCCTACGAATCCATCGCGTCTTAATAGGGGTAGTTTATGTCCATTCGCTACAAAGGCGCAATAATTAGCGCAACGCCTCCCACTACTACAGGTGGGGAAAATGGAGTTGCGTCTGGCGCATGGACATTAGAACAACAGATGCAGTTGATTGCGGCTGGATTATGGCCTAGCCAACCTCCACCACCTTACGTCGAGGATGTGTTCTCGACCACGCTTTATATCGGTAATGGTGCTTCGCAAGGTATTACCAATGGCATTAACTTGTCGACCAATGGTGGATTGATTTGGTTTAAACCTCGTAATACAGGAAATAATCATAACCTTATAGACAACGTAAGGGGTTTAAATAAATTCTTAATCACTAATTCTACCAGCGCCGAAGGAACTGCTAGCGCAGGATATGGGGTAACAAGTTTTGATACAACCGGCTTTACTTTAGGCTCTCCTTGGACTTCAAGCACAAACACAACTAACACTGGTTATGCCTCATATACATTCCGCGAAAAATCTAAGTTTTTCGATATCGTCACCTACACTGGGAATGGAACGCAAGGGCGTTCGGTTTCTCATAATCTTGGCTCTGCGCCGGGATTTATGATTGTTAAGCGCACGGATGGTGTTGATAACTGGCGCACCTATCATCGTAGTTTGGGTGGCACAAAATTCATGTCGCTTGATACAACTGCTGCGGCTGCTACATCAATTACTCTATGGAATAACGCAGACCCAACATCAACAGTTTTTTATCTTGGTAACGATGCTTCTGTTAACGGCAATGGAATGTCTTACGTAGCCTACCTATTCGCCCACAACGCAGGGGGCTTTGGCCTTACTGAGACAGAAAATGTGATTTCGTGTGGGTCGTTTTCGGTAGCATCTGTTCCTTTAAATGTAAACCTCGGTTACGAACCGCAGTTTGTTATGGTAAAAAGCGCGGGGACTGAATCGTCGTGGTGGATGTTTGATACCATGAGAAACCTGAGTCAAACAGAGGCCACTGCTTTTAGAGCAGAAACAACCGGTGTTGATCAAAATTTAGGGACTGGCTACATAGGAATTACATCAACTGGGTTTTCGTTAGGTACAAGCGCCGGTGGTATGGGTTTAGGAACGGAAAATATATACATCGCCATACGCCGTGGCCCGATGGCTATACCTACTGATGCAACGAAAGTGTATCAGCCGGTCACAACTGCTAACGGCACAATTCAATCAGGAACTGTTCCGGTCAAAGACGCAACTATAAACTTCGCCCTAGCTACGCCGGGTTGGCAAATTTCAGACAGATCGCGCGGGATAACGGCTGGTTTTACATCGAATACGTCTGGTAATACCACTACAAACCCTTTCTTAATTACAAATAGCACCGCCGCGGAATCAACATCAGGTTGCCGTGTTGGAGGTCTTGGTATTGCTAGGTCAATCGCAACTGCGGGTACTTGGTTTAACGGGGATACTGCCGCTATTGCAAACGGTAATTTTGATACGCTGTATTCCTTTCAACGCGCCCCATCGTTTTTTGATGTGGTTTGCGATACGGGGACGGGAGTAGGACGTACGATTAACCACAATCTTGGTGTTGTTCCTCAGTTGATGATTCGTAAGCGCAGAAACTCAACAAGTAATTGGTGTGTCTATCCAAATGACATAACTCAAGTTTTATTCTTGGATGCGACCAACCCTTTTGGTACAAATGGGGCGACATATTGGAACAGCACCACACCGACATCCACTGTGTTTTCTATTGGCACTAATACAGACGTAAACACAAGCGGCGGGACATATGTTACATACCTCTTTGCAACCTGTCCCGGCGTATCCAAAGTAGGCTCATACACGGGCACAGGTACAACGCAGACAATCGACTGTGGCTTCACAGCGGGCGCAAGATTCATCATGATCAAGCGCACTGATGCTTCTGGCGACTGGTATGTATGGGATTCAGCAAATGGTATTGTTGCTGGTAATGACCCCTATCTTTTGATCAACAGCACTGCCGCTCAAGTGACTGGCACGGATTATGTTGACACAGCCGCTTCTGGTTTTGAATTGTCTTCTACCGCACCTGCCGCCATCAATGCAAACGGTGGTAGCTTCATCTTCTTGGCAATCGCTTAAGGACAACAAATGAGTACCAAGTACCCCGGCGGTTTCATCACCAAGAACTACGTAGCGCCTACACCATCGTCGGCGTCAGGTATCTGGACGCTTGACCAACAGCAACAAGCACAGCAAGCTGGCATCTGGCCCTTCGGCGGCCCGTTTACTTTTATTGAGGATGTGTTTTCTACTTATTTGTACACGGGCAACGGCGCTACTGGTCAAACAATTACAAACGGGATTGATCTGTCGGGTAAGGGTGGGTTGACTTGGATTAAAGTTAGAGAGGCTAATGGAGGAGAAGAAGACCATCGTTTATATGACACTCTTAGGGGGGCTGGAAATTCCTTAGTATCAAATAGAGATGTTTCAACACAGAATCAAGGAAACTCATTAACAGCATTCAACAACAATGGTTTCACGTTAGGTGGCGGTTATTTAGGAACTAATGGAAACGGGTACAAATACGTCTCATGGACATTCCG